CTTTGTTAAAATATGGTTAAAAGTTACCATAGAATCAAGTATCTCAGGAAAGTATTTCACAATGGTCTTTTCACCCAACCTTAATATACCACTAATGTTATCTGATTTATCACCAGTTAATATCTTAAGAGTCAATACGTTATAGTGTGGAAATTCAGTATCACCAAATTTAACTTTATCACCATTTTTAAATGTGACTTTGGAAATTGGTGAGTAGATTGATGTATGTTTATCAATCAGTTGGAAGTAATCTTTATCTGCCGATAATATTGTTTTTGATTCTTCTTTCGCAATCTGACAATAGTAGGCTATTAAATCATCCGCCTCACATTCAGTTGCTCTTACCTGACGAACAAAACATTCTTCAAGGTATTCTTTTACTCTTTCTTTTTGGATATGGTATGACTCAAGTTTAAACTCGTTCATACTCTGTCTACGGTTTAACTTGTAGTTAGGATATAATTTACGTCTAACGGCAGAGTTGTCGTCACCGTCCCAAAAGACAATAATTTTGTCGTAGTTGTGTTCATCAATTTGTTTTCTGAGGGTATTGATAAAATGAAAGACACCCCCGATATGGTTTCCTTCCACGAAGAGGTCTCTGACCCCGTGAAATCCGATTTTGAATAGGTTATCACCATCTACAAGGAGTGTCTTCACAATTTATTGTTTATACTGGTTCACTTTCTTTTTCCTCAAACAAGCTGAAATCTCCATCAGCCCCAATAATCTCTTTCCAATACTCAGCGTTTTCTTTCTTGTATTGTTCAATAGATATTTTTTCTTCAGCCGCGTCTTTTCCTGCCAAGAATCCGTGTGGTGTTACGATGATTTTTCCATCCTCATATCCCAAACCATTGATGTGGTTTTTCATAACAGAAACTTTTGTACGAATTGCAAACTTAACAGTTCGTTTGTCTTTGGTTGCTGAAATTTTGTTTGTTCCCGCACCTTTCTGATTACCAAATAAGAATACCAAAGATGAGTTTAACCAAATTGCTTCACCACCTTTTGCTTTAATCTTTGGTTGTCCAAATGGATTGTCAGGAAGTTCAACCCAAGGCTGATTAACAATAACCAATGTGTTTTCATATTTTGAATCAGATTTACGAGAACCTGAAATACGTTGGTTGATACCCATTCCAATTTTGTCGGCAAGAACCGCAGCGTTGTGTTGTTTACCACCTTTACCTTCGTAAGTCATCTTACAAGGAACCGAACCTACTGAATCCCAAAGGAACAATAAATCATATTCCAATTCACCTTTTTCTTGAGCGTCCAACAAACTATTAATATAATCTGTGATTTGTTCAATGTAAGAGAAGTTGTTGTTGAAGATGAAAAATCCATCCCAATCCAACTCCCCTGTTTCGGGGTCAACTACTTCTTCACAATCAAAACCCATAAGTCTTGCGTGTTCAAAACTCCACTTCTGTTCGGTGATTATGAACACGGGAAGAATATTTTGTTTCTGAGCTGATACGGCCGCTTTTACAAGACCCGTTGTCTTACCTGTATCAGAGTGACCCAAGAACATGTTTAAGTGTCCTATGGCGGGTCCTGGTAGTCCTACAGCATCCAAGAAATCTTTACCCAAGTCAAAGTATCTTTGTGGTTTATACTTCGCCGAAGTTGAGAATTTCTTCTTTACTGAATTAAAATCGTTTTTCTTGATTGCCATGTGTGTTATAAATTAATCATGTATGGTACCAAACAAGATACCATACATGATGTTTTGTTTTATTAGAACGGTAAGTCCTCAGCAGGTTCGTCAAATAATTGTGGGTCAGCAGGAACCGATGTTTTTGGTTTAGAACCACCCATCATCATATCTCCTGAATCACCGTACAAGTATTTACCTGTTTCACTATCCCAACGAGGTTCTTCACCACGAGAGATTGCTTCCAAATATTCCACAGGTTTCTTAGAGTAAACATCATTCCATGTCAACTCATCTTTCAACCACTCTTCCATAACATTAGCTGTCTCATGAAGAGGTGCTGGGTCATCGTGCATAATAGTTTGGATTGTTGTGTAATCTTTTCCACCAGGAGTTTTAGATTTAACCAACTGTACAATAAGGTCTCTACCTTTTTGGGGGTCAGTTACATCACCCTTTTGTCTCCAAATTGGAATGATTTTGTCAAGAATACCATCATTCTTGTAATTGTGTTTAAAACGCCAAAACTTTACACCTTCTTCTTCAGCATCACGGTCAACAACCTTTACGATGTAAAATTTACGGGATTTGTATTGTTTAGCCAATTCTTTATCTGACTCTTTGCCAGTTGCCATCAACTCATCGTAAACCTCATTCAAAGGTGAACGTTCGTTGTCATTTTTACCCGGGTCATAGAATTTTTGCCATTTACCACCCACTTGTAATTCATGGTACCAAACTTCTTTAAAAGGTGAAGAACCATCAGGTGTAGGAAGGATACGTACTCTACGTTGTCCTTGAGATTGCCCTTGTGGAAGAATACAAGCAAAATACTTTTTCATTCTTTCCTCTTGGGACATTCGGTTAGAGTCTCCGAAAGACTGTGTGTTTTTTTCGTACTGTGAAAGTACTGCGTCAAGTGAACTCATCATGTTTTTTGTTTAATTAGATTGTTAGTTTATAAATTATAGTTGTTATTTTTCTGTTCGTCAAATTATTTCGCCAAATAAAAAAGGGCCACAACGTGACCCCTTTAATATAGTAAAAAGTTGTTAAAAATCAATTCATTTTGAAAGATGTTCCTGTTGGTTCATCACCATAATTGTCAAAAGATTTTTTGATATCTGAAGGAACTATATTTTCAACTTCATCCGAAGTTAATACGTATTCGTTTTTTCCTGACTTTGTTAAATCTTCTTGTTTGTCTTGGAAAAAATCAGATAATTTTTGATGGAATGGACCACTGTCCAAACTTCTCAATTCCAATTTTTCTTGTGGTGTTTTTGGTCTGTTTTGTTCAATTTTTTCTTCCATTGAGTTTAGTTTTTCAAATACTTGGTCCATAGAATTTAATTTACTCTGCATGTCCTCAATTTGTTTAAACATCATGTCAAAATATTCTTGTTGTTTGTTTTCAATATTTTTTTGTGAATTTACTAAATCAGTAATATCCAATTCTTCAGAACTACTTTCACTGTCTTCACTATTTCCGTTACTATCAATTTTTTCAACTTCAGTATCTGTTTCTGTATCAATAACTTCAGGTGTTGTTGGTGGTGTTGTTAATGTTGGGTCTTCCCTCGCTTCAGGTGCCGCCGCATCGGGTGCAGCTGCCGTTGGGTCTGCAGGTGGAACATCTCCCAAAGCATCTTGTTCCATTATGTATTTATTAATTGAGTTGTGTCTCTTAATTTCTTGAATTATTTTATTATCTATTCCCATTTTTTTAACCATTTAATAATTGTTTAACACCTTGTGGTGTTTCAACTTGGACTTTTCTATTAGTTTTTAAAGTATTGTCTACTCTTTCAATAAGACCATCTCTATCTCTAATAGTGTAACAGCTACCCGTGTCCAAATCACACACTTCGGTAAATCCATTTCCGGCATTTTTTTCGGTATATCTTGTATTCTTACCAAGATAATTGTCTAAATGTTGTTTAATATTCATAACTATAGTTTTTATATAAATATCTTAAAAACTTACAAGATTAAATTTTATCATTATTTCTACAACTTCAGAGGCTGCTTTTGTTAAATCAGGTATCATATTTCTATTTTTAGCAATAAATGTTTGTTCTTCCTGTAAATTATTAAATCGTTTTGTCGGCCACCATCCAAGCCATGTTGACACCATACTTAAGATGTAATCATCTTTAGTTACCCATTTATTAGTTCCAACATTTATTAAACTTTTTGAAACACCAGCCTGTTTATTAAAATAATAGTTTTCCATAAAGTTTATTGAGTTTTCAAAACTTGTGAATACCGCAACTGGTTGTGTAGCACCGGCTTGGTTTGTTTTACAAGCAAATGTCTTTGTAAAAAATGTTTCCCTACCACCATAAGATATTTGAGGGAATGGTAATCCACCTAATGGTGTACCACCTAAATCAAAATTAAATGTAATAAAGTTATTATCATCATGACCATTTAAATATGCAGTATAAAATATCATAGCTCTAGTTGGTATTGAACTAACATTATCTTTTAATAATGTCGCCATATCACCATATGATAATCTTTGTGTTGTACTTTCAACACCAGTGTATTTTTGATATTTAACATTT